TTTTACGCCCTATAGAGCACCGTCTCTATACGATCAGGTCGCGGAAGGGGAATCGCATCATCGCGAAAGGCCTTAACTCGCAGGAACGGGCCGTTGAGATCGAGAGGATCTGGTCGGGCTTCAAGAACCCAACTTGCTTCTCGGTTGATGCTTCGCGCTGGGACAAGCACGTGACAGAAGCTGGTCTTCGGATCGAGCATGCTGTCTACCTTAGGATGTGTAATGATCCGTATTTCCGAAGGCTCCTTGAATGCCAAATCGAGAACCACTGCAGCACGCGTGCTGGAGTGGCTTGGCGCAAGAGAGGCGGGCGAATGAGCGGTGATATGACCACAGCCTCGGGTAACGTGCTACAAATGGTCGGGATGATGGAAGCCTGTCGTCTCGCCCTAGGTGTGCCATTCGAGATCTTTGATGATGGTGATGATTGCCTGCTTTTCTGCGAGACGGATTACTCCGATCTGTTCCGCAGGACGCTCCCCGAACTTTTCTTGGAGTTCGGTCAAGAGCTGAAGTTGGAGAATGAGGCCCGACAACTCGAGGACATCGTATTCTGCCAAAGCAGATATTGTCGAACGGCCGTTGGTGCTAGAATGGTCCGCAACTGGCGCAAGATTCTTGCTCATGGCACTTCCGGTGTGAAGCACTGGAACAACCCGAAATTGGTCCGGCCTATGTGTCGGGCCATCGGGTGCTGTGAGCTTGCACTTGCCCCGGGTGTGCCCATCATTCAGGCGTATGCTGAAGCGCTGATTAGGATCGGCAGAGGTACGCGCTTGAAGTGGACCGACGCTCCGGACGGTGTTGTATACCGTGCGAAGGTCGAGCTGCGCGACAAGGACTTTGAGGATGCCCTTTACCGGGTGTCCTCTGTCCCTGTCACTGATGAGGCCCGCGAATCGTTCGATAGAGCATGGGGAGTCGACCCCCCTACACAACGGTACATAGAATCCATACTCGAGTCTTGGGATCTTGATTCAACTTTGGCTGTTGACTACCCGGCTGAACTGGACAGCAGCTGGGTCGATTGGAGCGCACCGGAGCTTCAGCTCCCTAGTTACTGAGTAAGGTGCCGGGTATACCCGGACCATAAAATTCTACTCCACAATTGTTCCACCAGAAACACTGTCGTTGTGTTACCACTGGGGGGTGCCGACCAGGCTTGATACAGCATTGTGCTGGCGACCGACGAGGTCTCATGCTTGTTAGGGTGAATCCTTCCCACTGGTTGCGCCCCGACGGGGGAGTATGGGTGTCGCACAAGACGCGTGGGTGCTGCCACACCGCCACGCTGCGAGCGAGTGGATTAAGTAGGACCCGCTCTGGTTATGGCAACAAAATATCTCAGTTAGTTTAGATTCCGGTGTTGCAGTCCTGCCTCGGCTTCGGCGCGAACTATATCCTCACTATGTGGGGGGGCCCGCGTCGTCGCCCGTGAATGTTACTAGATCTCACG